ATTGTGATACTAACTACACCACGGTCTACCTTGGTTGCTTCGATTAACACTGGCTTATCAGGCACGATTGTTACTCCTTTCCACCACGACCACGCGCACGGCGCTCGCAGCACTACGCCCAGCCCACCAACGGTGAGCACAAATAGCAGCCAAGATATGGGTATTACCACATCTCGCTGCGTATGCCATCTGCTTGTCACCACATTTGACAATCACTGTACCTCCTAAGCCCCGTATACACATTGCAAATATACAATGACCTTGCTCCCCGTCGCAAGCATGTCGAGGCTCGGGGAAAAAAGTTAGACTCCCAGCAGGATTGCTCCTGCTGGGAGTTGTAGGTCGCTTCGGGAACTTATCAGGCTGTTGCCTGCTTGCTTCCCTTTGCTTCTGGCTGGACGAAGACGGTCTTGCTCTCGCGTGAGGCGAGTTGGGCAGAGACTGTCTCCGTGCCATTGGTCAGGTAGAGAGCAGTATACCGCTGGCTGACGACTTTTGTCTCAGGGTTGCGGGTTGTCTCTACTTGCCCGAAGATGCTCACGGTTTCCCAAGCCATAGCCTTGCGCTTGGCTTCCTCGGCGATTGAGCCGTGGAAGACCACGCGAAGGTAGTTGGTACCGCGAACGATGTTCCCATCGTTGTCTTCGCGGAATGCCACTGCTGGCGATTCCACGAAGCAAGCGATATCCGTCTGGTTGCCGTTCTCATCGAGGTTATCTCCGATGCCACGGAAGCCAGCAGCCTGCTTGTCTGGATTCATCTTGGAATCCGCAGGCTTGTCCAGCGCACGCCCTTGGAGGCGCACATTGGAGAAGGTGAACCACGCTCCGCTAGGGATTGCGGTTAGGAACTGGATGATTGCCTGCGCGGCAATCGGAACTTCGATTCGTTTCAGGGACATAGATACCTCCTATCAACTTACCCCGAAGCGACCTACGCCCAGCCCACCATCGGGCTGGAACAAGATGTTGCCCAAGGAGAGCAGGGCTCTACGCCCAGCCCACCATAGGGCAACACCAAGAGATAGCCAAGGGGGCTAGGACGCAATCACTACGCCTAGCCCACCAAGGGCTATCTCGGAGAGCCACCGATTGCCAACGGCAAGGGGCTCTCCCTATCGGGCTTTACTGCGTACGCCCGATAGTATGGGGTTACCTAGCCCTCCGGCACTGAGCTACCCATGTGAAAATTAACAGGGGGCATGTAAAAAATAACAGAAAAGGCCGTTTTTGATGCATATATAGTAGAGCCGTTTATTCTACGGTAAGAAAACCATAGATCCCCCGCCAGCCCCAGATAAGGCTTAAGCAGGGGTCTGCCTAGGAGGTAAATAGTGCCTAAGGTCGAAGGAAAGAAGTTCCCGTACACCAAGGCTGGCAAAGCCGCCGCCAAGAAGTACGCCGCCAAGCACGAGAAGAGCGAGGGCAAGCGCGAGCGTGAAATGGAGTACGGTAAGAAGAAGGGTAAGAAGAAGTAATGCCTAAGCTCCTAAAGTCCAAGCCAATCCAGCCCCTGTACACCAGGGGTGGTACGCCTATTGCTGACGGGTTTGACCCGCTGGCGCCAACTGCTCCAGTAGGAGCCGTCCTCCCAATCGAAGTACAGAACCCCAATCAGATGGAGCCTAACAAAATGCTCGGCGGTGCAGGTACCGTGGGCATTGGACGAGCCAACGCTGGCCCAGCGCGCACCGGTGCATTCGGGTACGGTATTCGACGCCGCTCATTCGAGCAGTACAACACTCCGATCACTGACCCTCGCAGCCAAGCTCCTGGGGCTCCGATCACTCAGCGCCCAATCGTTCCAATCAATCCTGGCAATCCAGGCGGTGGAGGGCGCGGGGCTAACTTTGACCGAGGCCGAGGCCAGCGACCTGGTGGGTTCCCTGAGACAATCGCCAATCCACCTAGCGTTCGTGACATCAGCACACCGCCATCATCAAGCGGAATGCAGGCAATGAGCCTGGGCAGGCCGCTGGCAGGCGTGGGCGTACGGGCGGCTTCAGTAAGCAAGAGCACGTCTTCAGCTTCTGGAAAGGTAACAGCTACTCCAGCCAAGGCCGCGTCACCAAAGCCAGCGGTCCCAACTGCAGCATCACCAACCACTTCGACAAAGAACACGAAGAAGACTGGCAAGTCCGGCTCTTTGCTTAGGAGATAGATGGCTAAGTGGTCAGGGCAGGATCTCTACTACATCCTCTATGAGGTCGTAGACTCCCCAGGCGGGAGAGTTCCGTCCATGCCAATGAACAAGTCCTACTCGGAAGACACCGCATGGACTGGCCCTAGAGAGTCAAACACCAAGGGAGAGATTGCCAAGGGAAACCGTACAAGCACCCTAAGGCCAGAGAGCGAGTTCTCTCGTGCCCAGGCTGAGGGTCGTGGGTACGAGGTTGGGAAAATCTACAGCACCAGCGGTGGTGCTCCATACATTCGAATTACCAGCATCGAGAACCTAGGGCCAGCAGACCTGGTTTCACCAGATCGATGGCAACAGATCTCTCAGACAGAACGTTGGTCTGCAGACTACCTAATGTCAACCGCAGGAACGCGTGAGGTCTCTGGATTCTCTACGTCAGACCCAGCAGACTTTGAAAGAAACCCAACGCTATCCACAGAACTCGCCACTGGGCGCAGAGGCCGTGTAATCCTATCTGACAATATTGCTGAGGCAGCAGAGGTAGGAAGCAAGGCGATCTGGGGAGACAACGTATCAAGAAAAGGATATGGCGGGGCGGCAAAAGACGGTAGGAAACTATTCCCTGAGTGGGGCATTGCAACAAAGAGGGCTCCAAGCATGAACGAAGGTTCGTTCTTTGAGGCCGGCAACGAAGCCGATAGGGCAGCTATGGTAGCTGACATTGATCGAGTTCTCGCAATGGCAGAGACTGAACTAGCAGCTGGGCGTGACGTTTATGTTCAGAGGGAAATTGGAGCTGGTCTGTCTCAACTTAAGAGCAGGGCACCAGAACTGTTTGAAATTCTAGGAAAGAGACTACGTGAATTCTACGTAAGCAATCGAACCACAGAATCTGGTCAAAAAGTTTCTGAATCCCCTGGAAAAATCACAACTAAGCAAGCACAGGGCTCTACACCAGGAGCCGAAGTAACCCCAGAAAATACAAAAATTTCGGCGCCTAGCGGCGCTGCGCGGGTAGCAAAAATCCTCAACCAATTTGCTGACATTCGAGCAGCCACGGTTGATAGGAACAGGAAGTTCACAAACATGAAGACACGCGCTGGTAAGAAGGATGTAGTACTATCTCAGATCGACCGAGCCATCGGTACCATGGGTGTCTTCGGGATGTTCCATGACCGAAAGGCAGAGCTTCCTGGCGAAGGGCTGATCCAAGAGAAGATTGCCGACCTAGCCGGAAAGTTGGGAGTCGACGCGACCGACGAATTTGAGACTGGCAGGTTCTTGGCGAACAAGAAGCTAGTGGCAGAGGTCTTTAGGGACATGCTCCTGGCAATCCGACACATGAACCAGAACCCAGACATGCTCGACCAGGCCTCGCGTGACAATCTGTCCGCCATGGTCATCGAGATGTCACGAATCCTACACGACTACGCAGACCCGCGATCAAGGGCCATCTTCCAGAAGATGAACAAGCGCGTCTCGTACTCAAATAATAAATCACAAGCACGGTTTGGGCTTACGGCAGACGCAGCCGAGATCGCAGCGCAGGGCGTTGAAATGCCCGCGAACGCCCCTGAGGGCGAAAAGGCGAGACTCCAGCGCGTGGCCGCAGCTCAAGTTGGCCAGGTACCACAGGCATCGATTGGCGATGAGCCATCTGTCACAAGGAACCTGGATGCGGAACTAGGTAGGGGCGGTTCGCGCAACGTATCAGACTTCCAGCGTTACGTTGACGAGGTGGGTCTATTTGACACTGGGGACACGGCGTCAATCGACATCAAGGGGATGGTCAAGTTCACTGGCCCAACGCCAGCAAAGAACGTTGACATGGACCGCGTTGAGAGGGGCTATAGTATTGCGCTCGGCGAATTCCTTGACAGCCCTCTTGGATTCCTTGCCGACAGGACACTTGATCTAAACAGGTTCTTCCGCGAGACTAGCTACGGATCTCTGAAGCTCAAGAAGCTCGAGCGACGCGGCGACTTCGGTACGCCAATTGCAGTACGTACCAACAAGAAGTATCGAAGTGGCGTTGCACCAAGCGAGCGCGTAAGCGGCCTCACTCCGAACGCAGAGCAGATTGACGCAGACGTAGAGATGCAGATGATCGTTGACGCTGCTGACCGGGCGACGCAGATTTCATCGGGTCGTCTCGTAAAGCTTATAATTCCTGAGGCAGGCATCACCGTAAAGATCCCTAAGGAAGCGCAGCAGATTATGCGAGACCGACTTGCCAAGTGGGAAGCCAACAGGAATAACCTCGTCGCTCGAATGGGAGACAAGGACGCAGACGCATACCTTGCGACAGAGGAAGGCATCTTGCAGTTTGGCGAGAAGCCAGAAGTTCTCACAGAGGTAACGATTGAAGGGGACGCAAACACTCAGGCCTTCACTGACCAGGAAACACCTGCAGCCAAGTCGCTCGTCATGCCAGAGAGCGTTGCCGCTCAGCTGGTTGCAGAGAACCCAGACCTAGCAACACAGGTTACCAAGCTTGGTGACTCGTATCAGATTAGGTTTAATGCCGTTGTCAGCCCGCAGTACATCGTCCTAAAGAATGGAACCGTAGTTTCCGCTCGATCATCAGAAGAGGGTGTCATCACCCACCGCAAGGTTTACCCAGTCAGGGTTCGCAGGGTTGGACCAGACATTACGCGGACAGAGCGTGGCATCAAAGTCCGAAACCCAAAGAACATGGCAATTGAAATTGAGCAGTTCAGCCCAGACCGATTTTCTGCAGAAGGCGGAACGGACTTTGAATCTGCTGACCAAGTCTCAGAATCAAGAGATCAGGTCAGGACCGCGCTTCGCCGATTCCAGGAAACATTCGGCCCAGATGGCCCCGGGTTCAACTCACCAGAATCACCAGCGTTGTTCGACCAGGTCGTTGAGATCATCAGAACAGATGCATACTCAGCACTTGAGATCCTTGCCATCAACGGAGACGTTTTCCCTCAGCTGGAAGCAGAGCTCATCAGCTCCATCACAGAGCTAGGAGACTTCCGTGTTGACAGGGTGCCAACATACTTTAAGGCACGCAAGGGTGCGATTGAAAGCGTAGAGCAAAGCGGGCTTGGAACGGTGAAGGGTCGGGTGCTGACTGGGGCAGAGGCACGTCGACTTGCCATGGACCCACTCGTGCGGAACAACCTAAAAACCGGAGACGTCAAGGACATCATTTGGAACCCTGAGCGTTTTGGGGTTACGTCTGATTCCACAATCAGCAGCGACGTAGACATGTCGCAGTCTATCATCAGGGGCCTGATGCTCTTGAAGAAGATGTCGATGATTGCTGGTGTGCAGATCGGATACGGCGGTCTTCGTGCAGCAGACTTGCGCCACGCAACAAAGCGTGGACCAATCGAGCTCATTCGACGAGACCCATTCTGGATGCTTGCGGACAAGGACGTGTACGAGCGGGCAGCCAAGGCGTCTGGAGTAGCAGAGGCAGCGTCACGAGCATTCTCTGGTCTTGCGCTTGATATAGAGAACATCTCTACAGAAGCGGGACGTGCTGCGTTGCAGGCAATGCTAGAGGCAGACGAGGCAGCAATGCTTGCTGCACGAGCTGCAGTAGAGGTGGCACGCGGAGTCCTTGGTCGGGACTGGTCCATCGAGCTTGACCCACAGTATCAGAGAACACGGTTCCCTGAGAACCCAGACACAACCCGCAGGGCAGCGGACGTACAGTACTACCGATACGCAAGACTGATGGACAGCATCGAGGGCAAAGTCGTTGAGCTTAAGCCGATGACTGGCGGAGCCCTTGCTGGGATGAGGTCGTCAGGTGCGCTGAGCGCAAAAGCCGACAAGTTCTTTGCAGACCTTCAGCGAGCAGGAATCCAGATTCAGGCAACAGAGACATCTCCAGAGGGGCTCACAACTACAGAGCGTGACGGAAGAACTCTATTCTGGGACCCAGAATTTGGATGGACTTTCGAGCCTACTCCTGAGGTTCCTGGACAAGTTGCTCGAGGAACTAAACGTTTCCTTCTGAGTAGCCTTTCTCAGCCGGATCAAGACGCGCTTATAGTGGAAATGGTAAACAAGATTAGAGAGTCATTTGCCACTAGGGTGAAGCCTTCAGGAAATCTAGAGTTTACAAATCCAAACACATTTGGACAAGAAGAGATGCAGCCTTTGAGCCTGTTCGAAAGAACTGTCGGACTTGGGGAGTTTCCACGATTCCGAACGATTGAGGAAGTAAGAATGGTTGCAGATCCAGAAGAAGTAAAAAGGCTGTTTGACCCAGTCGTCAAGACGACAGTAGAGGGCAGAACAAAGACAGAAACTCGTAAAAGCGGAAGAACAAGAACCGTTGAAATTCCACTACAAAGCGACCAGGCTGTTCGAGACATTGTGCTCCGACTTGGCGAGGCCGTGTCAAACCCAACACGACGAACTCCTGTTCCACAAGGGTACATCAAGATTGTGAAGGCCGACGGTACCGAAGAGGTAGCAGAGGTTGGAGAGTTCCTGCGACGACGCAAGGAGCGAAAGGTAGAAGTCACAGAGTACGACGACCTAGACGGAATCATTGACGAAGAAGATCTCTCATGGTCTGCCGATGAGCAGCAGGGAGAAGCCGACACATTTGAGGGCGCACCAACAGAACGGAAGACTGGCATCACAAGGACGGCCAGGCAGTTTGCAGTTCGTCTCGCAGTAGAGCTGCAGAGGCGCGGCGCAACCAGCGCTCAGGAAACCATTGAGTCCGTGCTCTCCGAGTTTAAGGGTGAGCTTGGAGACATCAACAATGTGAAGTCCCTCAACAGCTTCTTCACAAAGTTCTGGGAACAGTTCACCGACGTCACGCTTGGGAAGAACGTTTACACGAAAGCACGCGTGCTAGTTCGGGCAATGGGAAAGAACATCTGGGTTGAGAAGGGCATCGCCCTGCTGAACCAGGGGCCAACTGGAGAGCCAGCACTGGGCATCACAACACGTCCAGCTAACGAGGATAAGTCTGGCAAGACCACCTATGGTCCTGAAGAAACCATCGTCGTGACCAAAAAGGGCAAGAGACTGATCAACGCAGACGTAGCGCTGCCAGTCTTGCAGGAGCTGCGACCTATTTTCATGGACGCAGACCTTAAGGTTGCCCGTCCGATGTACGAATTCTTTGCAAAGTTCCTTGGAGTTAAGACTGAAATGGTCGGAGACGAGGTAAAAATCCCTCGACTTGCCCACGGACCAGCCACAAAGGTCATTGATGTGTCTATTCGCCAGATCACAGCTGGAAACGTACCCGAATTTGACGCAGATTTGGTTGAAGAGGACTCCGTTCGACGGGTCAGCATGAACGAACAGGGCCAAGTACAGGCTGCACCACGCTCCGCAACGGGTCGACCCAAGAAAACTGCTGCAGAAACCGGGGATGTAAGCTTCGATGACCTCGGCGGTGACTTCTACGAGCAGGATTACGACATGGGCACCCCAGGAGACGTCGATCCAGAGATGAATTACGCTGTTCGGCAGGGCAAACTGCTCGGTTTGCTGCAGCCAGACAGGCTTCTACCCAAGATGGGCCCTCGAGTACGCAGCATTGACGCTTCAATCCGCACCCCAGTGGGCGGCACAGTGGCAGGAGCTGCAATTGACTTCGCAACCCTCGGTATTGGGGGAAATCTTACCCCAGAAAACGCCCTGTTCACGGGCGCACTCAACGCAACAAGCCTTCTTTCTAAGTCTCCACTCAAGTCAACGGCTATTGGCGCAGCTGCGAGCCTTGGCGCTACGGCATTGACGGGAGGAGATATCGGAAGGACCCTGTTCAACCTGGTCGGCTCGGTCGGCGGAGGCATCATCGGAGGCGTAGCTTCTGGTGGTCTCGGCAGCCTGGGCGGATCGGTGGCAGGAGGCTTTGCTGCAGACGAGCTGTGGAAGGCTTTGTTTAATCAAGACGCAGGTTGGGGAATCAGGCGGTCAGCCCCAACGCCAGACATAAACGTAAGACTGCCTTAGGAGAAAACATGGCAAGCGAATATCTTCAAAGGACACAAGCAGCTAATCGAGCAATGGGCGCATCTGGACGAGCAAAGCGACGACGCGACGCAGCTGGAACAATCGGAGGAGCAGCGTTTATCGGAGGAGCAGCACTTGCTGGTGGCATCGTAGGAGGCCTTCCCGGTGCAATCGGCAGTGCTGGGATTGCTTTTGCACTTGCAAACCCAGCAACAGTTATCGCACCAACAAAGCAAACTCGACGCAAGATTACTCCAGGCGGACGATAAATGGCAGCTGGAGTCTACAACACGACCATCGAGAGAGGGGCTACGTTCAGCCTTACCGTGACATACAAGGACGCCTCGGCGAACCCTGTTGATCTCACGGGCTGGACTGTTCGTATGCAAGTCCGGGAAACTCCAGCGGACTCTTCTCCGATCCTTACGTCAGAGGGTGGTTCTCCAACCATTGTTCTTACAAAGAATTCTTCTGGCGTCATCACGGCAACAATTTCTGCAGCGACAACGTCTGCGCTGACGCAGACCACGGCATACTACGACATCGAAGCAGAGCAAACGTCGACTGGTATCGTCAAGCGAGTGCTTCGTGGAAGAATCATCATTAGCGCGGAGATTACACGTTGAGCGAACAGGCTAATATCCAGGAAGAACTAACGCAGGTTGAGGTGCTTGACGCCAACCTTGTTGTTGGCCCTACTGGCCCTACTGGTCCTGCCAATTCGCTATCTATCGGAACAGTCACAACTGGGGCCGCAGGGTCGAGCGCTTCGGCTATTATCGCTGGCACGGCGCCTACCCAGACGCTTAGCCTAACGATTCCGAGAGGAGACACAGGTGCAACTGGATCTACTGGAGCGACTGGAGCTACTGGTCCTCAGGGCGTACAGGGTGAAACTGGTCCCACGGGCGCTATTGGGGCTACTGGCGCTACTGGCGCTCAGGGTCCGAAGGGAGATACTGGCGACACTGGCCCACAAGGCATCCAAGGAGTAGCTGGGCCTACTGGAGACACAGGAGCCACTGGAGCTACTGGCCCACAAGGGCCAAAAGGCGACACTGGAGACACTGGACCAGCTGGTCCTACTGGTGCTACTGGCGCAACTGGAGCTACTGGAGCCACGGGGGCAACTGGTGCTGGCGTAGCGGCTGGCGGCACAACGGGCCAAGTACTAACTAAGGTAAGTTCAACAGATTACGACACAACCTGGGCATCTCCTGGAGCTGCATCGTACACCTCAGTAATAAAGCAGTACGTTAAGAACGACTCTACTGCTAAACTTAAAGGTGAAGCAGTATACATTTCTAGCGCAGATGGTACAAACGCCATTGTATCATATGCAGATGCCGACACAGATGCTACATCATCCAAGACTCTTGGGCTTCTTGAAGACGACCTATCTGCAAATCAGCACGGATGGGTAATTACTGAAGGGCTCATTGAGAACATTGACACAAGTGGGGCCGCTGCAGAGGGCGACGGAGTATGGCTTTCGTCAACTGCTGGAGGTAGGCAGTATACTGCACCAATCGGCTCTGTGCACAGTGTCTACCTAGGTGTTGTTACAAAGAAGAACGCAAGCACAGGTAAGATTCTCATCAAGGTTCAGAACGGGTATGAACTTGACGAGCTTCACGATGTAAGCGCAGCCAGTCCGTCAGACAACGACATTATTCAATGGGACAGCACAACTCAGCTGTGGAAGAAAGAGAGCCTATCAACAGCTGGCATTGCACCAACAGCAAGCCCGACATTCACAGGAACAATCACAACCCCACTAACAACTGCTGGGATTGTAAAGACTGACTCGAGTGGTGTGCTTAGCTCAACCGCAGCAGTAACACAGTCAGAAAGCCACGGCTCTGCTGACACGGACTCTGGGACCAGCTCGCTTCACCATACTATTGGAACTGGTCCAAATCAGGCTGCAGCTGGTAACCATAGTCACACGTCTCTCGTCACAGGGGCATCGTCAAGCATTGACAACGCGCTTCCAAGGTTCGATGGAACTGACGGCAAAACAATCCAGGGAAGCAAGGTCATTGTCAGCGACACCGACGTTGCATTCTTCCCAACCGCAACAGCATTCTCGCCAGTCACAATTACTAAGTCAAGCGGAACGTATACCATTGACATGAGCGCAAGCAACTACTTCCAGACGGTAAGCGGAACACAGTCTACGATATCTTATGTAAACAGCTCTTCTGCTGGATTTACAACGGCGACATCTGGAACGCTGACGTTGCCATCGTCAATGCAACAAGGGGATCTTTGCATTGTTGCTGCTGGATCAGACGGAAGTTCTCCAACAACATCAAGCTCTGGGTGGACAACACTTGTGACAGACTCTTCCGAAAGTGCCGGTGTATTTGGAACAATATTCTATAAAGTAATGGGTTCAACTCCAGACACAAGCATTACCATTACTGGCCTTTCAACAGCATCGGCTGCAGTTGCACACGCGTGGAGAGGGGCAAACATATACACGTCTCTTGTTGATTACGCTAAAGGAACCAGCGGAAACCCAGACTGTCCACCAGTAACGACCGTCGGTTCAAACGAAGTAGTCCTTGCCTTCGGGTTCCTTGACGACGACGCAGTTACGATGACTGTTCCAAGCGGATATGGTAACAGTGTGTTTATTAGTTCTGGAGCTGGCGTATCTCTTGGTCTTGCATCTAAGTCAATTTCAACAGGTGGAACAACAGAGGACCCAGCTGCATTCGGCGGGGCTGGTACAGACTCGTGGTACGCAGTGACAGTAATTCTTTATCCAAAACCAGAAAGCGTTACTGTGACGCTTTCAAATCCACCGACACAATCTATTACTGGATACAACTCTGCTGGCGCAAGATCCGCAGTCATCGAGTACGACTCATCAGAGTGTGATATCACATGGGACTCTAAGATCAAGTGGAGAACAAGCGCTCCAGCACTAAAGTCTAAAGGATATGTTGTAATTTATACAACTGACAGCGGGTCAAACTACCGAGGCGTTGACGTTAATGGATATTAACCTGTTGGCCACACCAAGGAGAAGACACTTTAACCCACTAGATAGCAGCAGCCCTAAAAGCCCAAGGGGTAAGATATTAAAATCAGCACTTTCAAGAGGTGGAACTAGTGGTGACCCTGCAAATATTGCGTACCCAGCAAGGAGTTCAGACATTAATGAGGCGATGCTTGGTGTTGAAGCAGTAGGAAAACTATCAGTTGCAGTTGGTCACGGAAATCCTAATACAATAATTCTTGACGAAGGCGGCCCAGTTGACGTTACAAGTATGTTTGAGTCAGGAACAGCATCTACGCAGCAATCAGACAACACGTATTGGACAGGCTTTGGCTGGTCGTGTCAACCAGGGAGATACGCTGCAGCGTGGGCAAGATCGGTGCAGTCCGGAGACATGACTGACACTAAAGCGATATATCTTCCTAGGGGGGTAGGTAATAACGGTAGGGGAAGTGCAGTAGTATTTGTATATGAAAATCCAGTTGGAAAAAGTTTTTCAAGTCACGTTGCGGTATCAAACTGGTTTCAAAAAAGAATTATTGCCACGAACTCACTAGGTGGCGCCGATGCTCTTACTCAATGCAAGATAACAAAAGATGACGGATATCCGTTTGTATCAACAGAGTACTATATTGCAGTAAGCGGATTTAGTTCTTCTAACGAAACAACTCCAACAGGAACAAACTATCACTATTTTTCGTCATCAGATGTAAACTCAGAAGGGCAAGTAAAAGCAACAAAGTTTTGGAAAGAGTCTCCTGGCGCTCAGTACGTGATCGGTCTGCAAGGTTCATCGTACAACGTCTGGTCTAGATCTCCGGCATCTGAGTTCAGGATTGTTATCGGGCCTGGTGATATGTTTATGAATCAAGAGATTGGAGCAAATGGCTTCTGGAACTACGCAGTATCTGGAGGCTCAAGAGATTTTAATTACTTTGTATCTGTAGCAAGGATTAATTACGTATAATGCCATACGCAAAAATTGTAAATAGCAAGGTTGATAAATATCCGTATACGATTAGCGACCTTAGGTCTGACTACCCAAACGACTCTATCGAGGAGTGGTTTTCAGATGCAATGGCGTTTAAATACAACGTGTTTCCTGTACATGAAGTTGCTCGACCTGTTGACTACACAAAAAATTATGAAGAAGGCGAGCCAACATTCCAGGTTAGCAAGTGGGTTCAAACCTGGGTAGAGTCAGAAGCATCAGAATCGCAGATTGCAAACAGAATCTTGATTAAGTGGGACGAAATCAGAAGGGAACGGAATAATCTTCTTTCTAGGTGTGATTGGACCCAACTTGAGGATTCTCCGTTAACACCAGAAAAGAAAGATGAGTGGGCATCCTACAGACAGTACCTTCGTGACATTACAGAAGCCACTAGCCCGTTTGATATTGAGTTCCCTGAAGAGCCTGACGCATGACAAAGAACCAGGTTGACCTGATCATAGAAAGGCTGGAACGCATCGAGGGAGACCTCGCTGAGATCAAGCTTGAGCTAGCTGAAACCCGTGGGGCGTACCGCCTGGCAAAGTTTGTCGTTGCCCTTCTCGGTGTCAGTGGACTTGGTGGCATTGCAGCATGGCTAGCAGGGCAGGGGAAATGAAGAAGCTGAAGATTCGAAGCCAACTGGACCACGTGGAGAAGGGTGGCATTCTTGACGACTGCGGTCCTTCCAGTGCAGCCTGTGCCGCATCGTGGGTGCTTGAAAAAGAGATCACCGCAGCGCAAGGTATCAAGGCTAAGGCAAAGGCTACAGGATTCACCGAGAAGGAGGGCGTGAGCGACAACGGCTCCAGTCTATGGGAACTCATCAAAACCTGCAAGGAACTTGGCGCCAACGCCAGATATCCGAGGGACTGGGACGACTGCGTCGCCAGTGCCAAGAAGGGCGCAGCCCTGATCATCAATGTCGATGCCGCAAAGAACTACCCGCCACAGGCGATCAGCGCGTGGCACAAGAGGTACGTAGGGCGCCATAAGGGGGCCACCTATGGCCACATGGTAGCTGCGGCATACGATGAGGAGTTGGGATGGCAGTTTGCCGACCCAACCTTCAGCGGCAAGGGCAAGGAGACATTCGCGGTGATCATCACCGAGAAGGACCTCAAGGCCATTGCATCAAGCAAGGGTGATGCTCCGTTCAAGCGGGTCATCATCGTCAAGAAGTAGGAGGCAACGTGGACAAGAAGACACAGGCAGTAATCGCGTCGTGGGCACGATCATTCCTCGCAGCGTGCCTAGCACAGTTCATCGCATTGGGCGGGGGTGCGTTTGATTTCGGGGCAGACGGATGGAAGTCCGTTCTCTCTGCTGGAATTGCAGCAGTTGTTCCAGTCATTATCCGATGGCTGAACCCGAACGACAAGGCATTTGGCGTAAAGGAATAAATGGAACTCGCACCTGTTCTTGAGCGGTGCGCAGCATGCAGGAGCCCGTTTGCCGAGCAGATCAATCAGCGAATGGTAAACGGGCAGCCAGACACGAAGGTGAGCGCTTGGCTCAAGGAAAACGGCGCGTACATCTCGAGGATCACCCTCGGGGCACACAAGCGAAGTCACCTTACTAACGAATACCAGACCGCAAAGGCAGCGGTCATCAAGAAGTTCAAGAAGAATCAGGACCGACTGAAGGCTACTGGTGACCTGGCATCACTGGTCAGGGACAACGTTATTGCCCTGGTCGAGTCTGGCGAGCTAATGCCAACCCTGTCAGAGGGTCTACGGGCTCAGGAAATGATTGACCGAAGGGTAGAGAAGTCGGCTGACAGAGAGCTAGCAGTGTCAATCGCCGGGATTATAGGTGGGGGCCCTGTCATCAACATGATTGAGATGGAAGCAGAGGAGATCACCGATGGTTCGCAAGCAGGGAATTAGAAGGGGAGAAGACGGCGGATACGGGGTTGGCGAATTAAAAAAGGATCAAAGATGGCTCCAAAGAGCGCCTGGTGTGTACAAGAAACTGTTTAACGCATCCCGTACAAATCCTGGGTTGAACCCAATGCGGGAAAGATTCCTTATTAAGTGGCAACAGGTGGCATACCGAGTCGAAGGCGGCGGCGGTAGCCCGTATGGAAACAAGAGACGATAATGCCAAAGACACCAGCTTGGACGCGTAAAGAGGGGAAAGATCCAAAGGGCGGACTAAATGCTAAGGGTCGTGCCTCGTACAAGGGCGGGAAGTTGCGAGCTCCCGTCAAGGCAGGAGACAACCCTAGAAGGGCCTCGTTCCTAGCACGTATGGGGAACATGCCAGGCCCTGAACGAGACGAGAAGGGACGACCGACTCGCCTGCTCCTAAGCCTACAGGCCTGGGGCGCAAGCAGCAAGGCTGACGCCAAGCGTAAAGCTAAGGCAATCAGCGCAAGAAACAAAGGAAAGAAGAAATCATGAAGAAGAAGAAGGGTAAAGGAATTCCTGCCCCATCAGCAAGGCGCAACTCTGCCCTGCTTCGTATGGATAGGGCTCGTGGACAGAAGGCTGGGACAAGCGCTCGACAGTCAAGAAAGATTGGAAGCTACAACACTTTGCTGTTTCAGCACCAGATCGCTCAGCTAAATGCCAACCAGGTTGCTATTGCCAAGAGCAGGGGGAGCAAGTAATGGCAGTAGATAGAGGATACGGAACGGGCACAGCCCGATCAGCATCAAACTCAGCCAGCCGTGCTAATGCGGCTAGGGCTGCGGCAAACCGAAAGAAGACAATCAATAGGGCCGGGAGTAGGATTGGAAACACTGCTACAGCAGCTCTTAAGCCCCTTTCAGGCTCAAGCGAGTACGTCGTTCGAGAGAACGCAGCCCGTGCTCAGCTAGGTGTCTCTGGTCAGGCCGCTCGATATCGACAGCTTCCAAAGGCAGCTCGAGCTACCGCTCGCGGATTCGTCAGGGAGCTTACTGGAATTGACGTAAGCCGTAACGGGATCAACGCAAACCCATTCAATGTTGCCATGGCTTTTGGCCCAGGAAAGATCACTAGGATGGTTGGCATTGCAAATAGAGCTAGGAATGCTGGACGACTTGGTGAAACTGCATATGAAGCAGTGATGGACAGGGCTCGAGCAGGAGAGCTTGGCAGGTCAATCTCCCGAGTCATGGCAGAAAACAGACTAAAGTCCGTGCCAAACACTTCAATGAATGCCGGTGGATACTCGAGATCAACATACCTACCAGTGTCTGAGGCAGTTCCAGCACGAATGGACGCTCAGATCATTCAGCAGAGGTTTAACACAAACCCAGGATCTTTCTACTCCAGTGGCGTACCTGCTGGTGGTTGGCGAGTAAGCCCAAATCTAAGAAGGAATACACCAGTTGAGTCTAACTACCCAGTAGCCCTTGGAGGGATGAGGGTTAACAACTCTGGGATGAGACCTGAAACTAGGAGCACTATTCTCTCACTACTTGACGAAGCTACCGTCGCAAGAAACCTTTCTGCCGGTATGAAGCCAGGAGGAAGGACATTCTTCCCTCGAACTTGGCAGGAGATTAGCCGATCACAAAGCGCCTTTGACCCAGCCACGTACAGAGGTCAGGCTTTCACCCACTTCACCGAGAAGATTCGAAGAAACGTTAAGTGAAAGTAACTACGGAGGCTGCAAGGGATCTTGCGGCAGGCAGGCTAGACCCTGTCTTCTTTGCCAAGCGATGGCTTGGCATTGAGCTCCACAAAGGACAGAACGAATGGGTCAGGGTTATTGCGGATCGTGATGAGTCTGGTTGGAGACCTAAATATCTCACCACCATCTGCTCCGCAGGTAACCGAGCAGGCAAGACCCTTGGGATGGCAGTGGCAGTTTTCCACAGTGCTTTCTACAAGCTAGGGGTCCAGCCACCTGATGGCACCGAGAAGGATGCCCTCCGATGGCAGTCTGCCCCATACGAATGGTACCACGTTGGAATCCAGCAGGAGACTGCTGAGCTGGTACACCGAGAGATCTCGATGATCCTGGAGGGCGGTCACCCTGCACAGAGAGGCAGGGGCTGCCCCCTGATCACCGAGGTCGGCAAGGTGGTCGAGCACACCAAGAAGTACCGAGGAGAGTACCTATGGCTCCAGTTCCACCCCCTCGTGGGCGGGGCCAACATCCACTTTAGGACCACCCAGGACAAGGCCAAGGCCCTGTTGGGTAAGGACATGAACGGCATCTCCTTTGACGAGGCGGCATTCGAGCCACACCTGCTTCAGATCTACCAAGAGGTGCTCAACCTGCGGCGCCTGTCTACGGGTGGGCAGCTCCACTTCATCGGTACCCCTACCGAGGGGATCAATGACTACGCCGACCTGTGGGAGATGGGCAACCCAGCAAGGCCAGACAAGGACCCTCAGATCCACAGCGTCAGACTTTCTACTAGGGATAATGTGGGTTTCGGGTTGACACCAGATACTTTCGACGCTATAATCAGGCAGCAAGCTGAATATCTGGTACCGCAGAACGTCGACGGTTACTTCATCGAATCCAAAGATGCATACTTCTCATCTTTCTCCGTAGAATCATGTTTCACCGATATCCCAGAAGAAGAGGCTCCAAAGGTAAAGAGACGGTATGTTCAGGGATGTGATCCTGGGATCGCTTCTGATTCTACATGGTCTATCGTTCTTGATCACACTGAGACAGGAAAGATCGTAGGGGTAAGGGCTAGAACTCGGACGGGGAAGCAGACCATTCAGGCAGTAGTCAACATGGTCAGGGAGAATCACCTTCTGTACAACCAAGACTCAGCATGCACAACCATCGTAGACGAAACTGGATTCGGGGGTAAGCTCTTCAAGCAGGAGTTCAGCGTCATCAAGCCACTCAGGGGATTTGACTTTGGGGGAACTAAGGCTAAGAAGCTCGAGGTTCTATCGGACCTCAAGGCTGCACTAGATAAGAACATGCTGGTCTTTCCAAAGGCTGGGGTGTGGATGAAGCTCCGTAGGCAGCTACTGTCCTACAAGCTGGACGACAAGAAGATTGAGCAGGATGCCGTGATGGCACTTGCTATCGCAGTAAGACATGCAATCAGGAACAGCGGTGGGTCACTGGACAATCCGATGTTCAACTATTTTGGAGGTTCTGATTAATGGCTAAGGCAAAGGTAAAGCTGCCAGAGGAGATCCAGCGTCCGTTGACGATGGCCTCCACGTCTCTGCAGATGCAGGGCGTAGACCCTAACAACAGCCCTGAGTATGGCATCCTTGCCGAGGCATACCACCGCAAGCAAATGATGGAGCCAGAGCAGCAGCGCCTGCGTTCCATCTTCCGTCGGCACGACCACTTCTACTACCCGTCAACCGTCACGCTCGGCGGTGCTGACCACTGGGCGGAAGACCCCTCAGCTCGGACCGCCGGGCGTGCCCACGTCTCTGTCAACCTTCACCCGTCCTATGTAAACATCCCTGCTTCGCTGCAGGCAATCATGCCAGTCGTCAACTACGTGGCCACCGATACCTCCAAGGAAGGCCGCTCATCAGCTGCTCGTCGAGAGCGTCTCTTCTTCGCATGGGCAGAAGCCAACGAGTTCGAGGTTCGCCTCGAGGAAGCCTGCCTATACAAGTGTCTATACGGACACACCGCAGCCAAGATCTCGTGGGACGACAAGCGCATGGTCCCTCGACTAAGCATCATTGATACACCAGAGAACCTCTACCTTGGGTACGGGGACTCGAACTACAACCGAAATGACTGGGCAGTGTACACCTACGGGCTAAGCCCTCAGGCAGCCGAAGAAGACTTTGGCGTAGAGGTGTTCCCTGTACAAGATGGAAATAAGTGGTGGCCGTACACTACGGCAGCCAGCCACTCCGATCCTCTTGCCAACCTATACAGCAAGGAGTTCCAGCGCCAGCCTAACCGTATCAACACTTGGTACGACGACATGAAGATCAGCGTGCTGGACTACTGGTACAAGAAGCCAGCCAAGAAGCGCGGAGAGCCTGCGCTTGTATGCAACGCACTGATCGTAGGCAACACCATCGTCAGCAAGAGCGAGCACCCAGAGCTAATGGGGAACCTGCCATACGTAGTGCTGCGAAACAGCATCATCCCTGGCAGCCCATATGGACGCTCGGAGCTCTATGACGTTGAGCAGCTTCTCCGCGAGAAGGACGAGCGAATCACTGCTCAAGCCCAGATGATCCAGTCGATTGTCGGCGGTCAGATGTGGCAGCTCGTTGGAGGCGACGCACCGGACGAGGTACCAGCTAACGCCATCCCAAAGCCGGGCCGCGTTGCTACACCTGGACCTGGCAATGAACTGCGGGCTATTCAACCATTCATTCCTCAGTTCCAGATTGAGGACTACAACCGACGTATCGACCGAGAGATTGCGGTGGTAACTGGACTCAACGATTTGCTTCTCGGCCTTGCGCCGTCGAGCGTGCTAGGTTCCAGTCGAGCCATCGCATCTCTCGTCGCCAACTACGAGCAGCGCATCGCCCCAAAGCGCAAGCTTCTCTACTCATGGCTCAAGCGCGTGTGGGAGATTACTGCCCGCATGTGGGGCGAGATGGACCCAGCCATTGCAGAGCTTATCGCTGGAGAATACCGACTTGAGATCACACCGCCAGAGCTTACGCCACGAGATACTCTCGAGCTTGCTCAGACGGCTCTCAACCTTGTCCAAGGCAGGATCTGGAGCGCAGAGCGCGCAATGGACCGCGTGGGCGTGGAAGACCCAGAAGGCGAGAAGGATCTCATTCGAGACGAGCAGACAGACGCAACCCTCAACCCAGCTGCAGTGATGACCATGGGCAACCTCATGGCCCTCTTCCAGCAGCTGCAGGCACAGGGCGTCCAGATGCAGCAGATGCAGGCACAGCAGGCGCAGGCAGCTTCGCAGCTACAGGCGCAGCAGGAGAGCGCGATGAACGCCTACCGACAGCAGGGATCACCTACGGGTACTCCTATGATGAACGGTGGCGAGATGGGCGATATTCCACCAGAGATGGTGCCTGGCAACGCGCAGCAGCCTGGGGCTACGATGCCAAACGCAGATCAGCTTATTCCTGAAGACACCATTGGAGGTCAATAATGGCACGGCAAGGTAGGTTCGGTCGTCCGACGTCGGGCACCCAGAATCTCAGCGCACTGATCTACGCGCTCCTTAAGGAGGAACGCAACGACCAGGAGAACACCATGCTCCGTGCGTACACCAACAACATGCAGGGTGGTACGACTCGGAACACGTTCTCCAGCGGTGGAGCAACAGCGTCCGCAACGGCAGGCTCTGTTTACCAGTGGTATCTGTCCCAGGCTAACCTAGCCCAGTCACAAGGAGATAATGCTGGGTACACCTCTCTACTTCAGAAGGCAGAGGACTTCCGTCTTCAGTCTCTTCGTGACCAAGAGACTGTTCTCAACAACTCATACACCAACGGAACATCAATCGACAAGGGACTGTTCGGCATGTCCGGTTCTGGAACCCTAAGCGTAGGTGACTACGAAGCCTTGCTTGGCGCTATTGCGACACAGCCAGGTATGACTGAGGCAGACATCACGCGCATCCAGCGCTCAATATTTGGCGCATCCTATGAGTCGACCTCAGCACAGACGGTTCGAGACTACAACGAGAAGAAGATCGGAGCCGACAAGCTCGTCAAGTTCTACGACAAGGAGCTTGAGAGAGCCCAAGCAGTAGGTGTACCAACAGACAGCGCACGGTACCAAGGTATCCTTGACGCTCGGTCTAGAGCCGTAGCTGCGCAGAAGGCTGACGTAGCACAGGCTCGATACGACAAGGTCGCCAACGCAATCAGGGACGAGAAGAAGGCGTTTGCGGTAGCCCTGCAGAAGTTCATTAGCCCTGTTTTGGAGTCGATGTTC